AACAAGAACTAGAAGAAACACAGAGACGAGTATTGCTGGTCAACAAGCACAAGCAGCGAATGACGTTGTTCCTGCAGGGACTGTTCCTGGCTCTTCTGCTATAGTTAATGGTGAACTCAAGTTTTCAGATGATCGTAAGAGATTAATCGGAGGACTTTAATAAATGGCAAACTACTTTAAAAATATACCAACAGTTGGTTATGATATAAACGGAACAGGAAAGAACAGTTTTGTTAATGCAACTAACATAATGAAACGTGTTAAGTTCAAATCATCCGCTCTTGAAGATATATCCAATTACTATCCTTACTTTGTCAAAGAAGGAGAACGGCCAGATATTATTGCGAACGAGCAATATGGAAACATAGGATATGCTTATTTAATATTACTAGTAAATGAAATTCAAGACCCAAATTTTGACTGGCCACTTAGTTCTCAAATATTTGAGAAATTTATCATTAATAAATATGGTAGTGTGACAATTGCGCTATCTGGTGTCAAGAATTATTTTCAGATTATTCGTGCAGAGGTTGCGAGAACAGGAACATCTGAAAGAGTTCCAGAAGTCAAGTTTGCTGTCGATGAGACAACATTTAATGCACTTGGTGCAGCTAATAGAACAACATTATCTGACTATGACCATGAAGTTGAATTGAATGATGCTAAAAGAGAAATAAGATTGATAAACCCCAATTTTATAAAAGATATAGATTTTCAAGTAAAACATTCGTTAAAATAATAATATGGCAATTACAAAAATAGATCAAAATTTATCGAATCCAGTTGGTCAACCAACGTATAATATACCTAGTGAAGAGGGAGATTTTGAAATATTAGAATGTACTATTCTTTCTCCATCTGGTACAGGATTGGTTAATCTCAATGTTGTTGGTAGATTTGAAGAAATGAACATTTATGAAGACCTTTTTTCTAACGTATTAAAGGGAACATTGACAATGATTGATACTCAGGGATTGGCGGAACAGATTCCGTTGGTTGGCGATGAAACATTATTCATATCATTTTCTACGCCTGGCGGTGCAGGCCAAACAATACCCAAAAATACTGTTTTAGGAGATTCAAGAATTTTCTCAGAAGAAATAGTAAGACAAAGATTCAAAGTATATGATTGTAAAGAAATTAATTTAAAGGATAGAGTTAGAAGTTATCAATTATTTTTTGTAAGCGAAGAATATGTGTTTAGTTCCAAGACAAAGGTAAGCAAAGGTTATAACGGTCAAAAATATTCCGTTATTGTTAAAGATGTGATAAAAAAAATGAACGAAAATATAAAGAGTGACTTTAGAAAAAGCATTTATATAGAAGAAACTTCAACTCCGCAAAATATAATTGTTCCTAATTGGTCTCCTTTTCAGGCTATAAATTTTTGTGCATCTCGTTCTCTTTCGGATGATATCACACCACAAGACCAAACCAATGCTTCGGCAAATCCAAGTCCTAGAGCACTGGGTTCATTGTTTGTGTTTTACGAAAAACTTGGAACAGGATTTTTCTATGAATCAATAGAAACTATGATTGGGAAACAAAAGAGTCAAGACGATATTCCATTGTATCTATATACACCAAAAGCAACAGAGTTTGAACCTGACTTGAAAACTCTTTATTTTGGTGTGGACGCGTTTGATATAATGAGTTCATTCAAAACACTCGAAAACTTAAAACAAGGTCTGTTTGGTTCTACATTAATCGCGTATGACCCAATCCGAATGAAATACGATAAAATTAAATATGATTATCATCATACAACTGTTAAACAAAAAGAACAACTTGATGGACAAACTGGAGCCACAGAAATATCAACTTCATCAAGAAGTATGGCTATGACATGCAGGCTGCTTGGTATCGCAGAGGTATGGAAGCGGCAGGATTTAAACTTCACGAATTTGTTTTTGTTGCTCAAGAGAAAGCTTACCCATACGCATCTAAAGTATTTATTATCTCGGAAGAGCAGATGAACTATGGCTGGGAAAAAATGGAAGGGTTCTTAAATTTATATAAAGACTACTCAGAAGGTGGCCATCTATCTGTTTATAACTCGCCAAATATAGTGACTCTAAATCTTTAAAGTATGTACGATAAGAAAAAACCTATTGATTATAAGTTTAAAGAAGATATAACTCTTGCTGATTTGCAGGAGTATATCGACAGCACATACAACCAACATTACTCTCAAGGCAAATACCAGGCAACAGACATGATTGTTGATTCTGGTTATGGCGAGGGTTTTTGTATTGGTAACATAATGAAATATTCCATGCGGTATGGTAAAAAAGACAGCAAGAAAAAGGAGCTCCTTAAAATCATTCACTATGCAATGATTGCTTTATACATCAACGACCAATAATTATATGCTAGGATTATAGGTATGTTTCTTTCAAATATTCCTCAATACCTATGCGTCTATGAGGTAGACGACGACATTCATTTAGTTATATTGCAGGCTAGAAACGCTACGCAAGCAGAGCTTTTTGCCGTACTACAATCTATGGAAGACAGCAGCGTTGATTTAATTTTAGGAAAAATTTTAGACGTTAGCGAGTTAGATCCATCTCATCACATAAGTTTAACGATTCATTAAAAGGTGCTAGGTAGGTATTTAGTATCTAAGGGGGAAGATAATACCTTTTGGGCGTCCTAGCAAACCCTATAAATTACAGGCTCGGTTTTGCTGGAGCTGAAGGCTTGGAAGACGAATCTTCACTTACCCAAGCTGGAGCATTCTCTGCTTGTTTCGGAGACATTGTCTCCAATGGCCCAAAAGCCTTAATGTTGTTTTTATCATTAGGGTAATCAGGATTTTTACTTTTTTCTATTCCAAAAGTAGTCATCACTTTATTACCAACAAGCTCACCAGCATTCGAAGGTGGGTTGTCTTTTCTACCAACAGCTTTTACCAAACTAGAAAATTTTCTAGATGCTATCTCTCTAACAAGTTCTTGTTTTTCTGAGTCAGCATTGGTATACCAAAGATTAAGATTGTCTCTTGCGATCCAACCTTTGTATTTTTCGCCACACACTTTAACTTCTAACTTGAGATATTCGTTGCCCGCTTGAGAAGTAGTCTTCTCGCATGTGCTAATCTCTGTTAAATAGTCCCCTTCTGGAATAGTGGATTCACCACTACTACCAGATTCAAAATCAAACTTGACGTCTGCAAAATCGCTCATTATTTTTCTCCTTTTGTAAATCCAAGCTTATTAATAATATATGTCAAGTTAGGCTCTTCAAAAGAATCTAGCTTGCCACTCCTGTCCTTAGCAATATAATTATCACCAAGAATTGTTTGCAACCAACGATTGGTTACTTTTTTCCCTTCATCGTTTTCTTCTGTGAAAGTCCTAAGACATAACACTTCATCAAAGAAGTAAGGAATTTGTTGCGGTAGTTTTGCACCAACCATCATAGGTTGATAATGAAACATACCAGTTGATTCATCTCGAAGTTTATCTTCTTTAGCAACAAAAATTACGTGCATTTTAAGATCTCTAAATCTACGCATCGTTCTTGTCATTACTGTAATAACCTCACCATAAGCCTGTCTGGGATCTTTAGACCTTGCTTTCTCTTGTGCTAACAAAAGCTCAGACATCTCAGTTACGCTGTCTAAACAGACAGTATCGTAATCGAGTTTGCCACTTTCTAGCATCTCAGCAATTTCTTCAATCTCATGGGCTTCTTTAACCTCAATAGCAGTTACGTTGGTTGCGTCTTTAATAGACAACAAGCCAGCCTCCATGCTTATGATTAAAGTTTTACCTGGTGCGGTTGCACATGCAGTTGTTTTACCAACCCCAGATGCACCATAAACTAAAAGCTTAGCTCCTTGGTTATCTACCAAGTCCCCTGGGCTTTTAATGCGATTTAATATATCAGTCATCATCTTCTCCGTTTTATTTTAAAATACTATTTTAATTTATTTTAATATGAATTACAATATGTGTAGACTAAATATTTAACGGAATGTAAAATGAGAGAAGTAGACGAATATCAATGGATGGTAGATTATCTTTGGAGGTTAAAAGTTTTAACCGAGAAAGAACTTAAGTTATTTAAATCCAGAAAGCTAGAACCACAACATAAGGAGAGAGAAGTGCAAAGGATAACCTTAAAGAAGTATATAGAATTTATTGGAACTGTTCCAGCAGCTGAGCTATTTGATTGCTCAACCGCTTCAACAAAAGCTTGGAGATATGGTCTTAGACAACCATCTATTAAACAAGCCAAAAAGATTATAAAGGCATCTGGCGGTAAGCTAGACTTTGAATCTATATTTGGCCCTATTGAAGACAATGGCGAAAACTAAGAGTGTTCAATTTACAAGTAACAGCGCAGGACTCTGCGTTGGACTTAGCTCTTGCTTATGCGGAATATGGAATAAGTGTAGTACCACTCCACAGGCATAACAAAGTACCAACCAAAGAATTAGGGGGGTGGCAGAAGTTTCAAGAGCGACAGCCAACGACGGAAGAAATTGAGAAATGGTTTAAGGGGCGAGACGATTTAGTCGTTGCTCTAGTTTGCGGTAAATTTATCGTAGTTGATGCAGACACCCCAGAAGCAGTAAATTGGTGTGAAGCCAACTTACCAATAACACCTTTTAAAGTAGCTACAGGAAAAGGCGTTCACTATTATTATAATAATCCAGAAAACTTTACTACTTGGGTAGCCAAAAGAGTTGAAGGGTATGACCCTGCAAAGTTAATTGATATTAGAGGTGTTGGCGGATTAATCGTAGCTCCTCATAATATGCACGCAACTGGTGCTATTTATACCCCTACAACAATACCAGATTGGGATCTAAACGATATTGAGGATTTGCCTAACCTTACTCAAGAGTTATGGGTAAAGATAACTGGTGTTGAGAAGCTAAATGGAAAACCAATTGCTACTCCACTATCTATACAGGGTATTTCAGAGGGTGGAAGAAATGACCAAGCAGCTAGACTTGCTGGTTATTTAATAGCCAAAGGTCTTAATACAGACTTTACAGAGTTTTTTGTGCAGTCTTGGAACGAGCAAAACAAACCGCCTTTACCTGCTACTGAAATATCTACTACTGTTAATTCTGTTCAAAAAACGCATGATAGGAAAAACGAGCAAGCACCAGCTTACATATCAACAACAAAAACAGTACAAGAGCCTGCTAACTTGTTCTCTCCTCCTGGTGTATTAAAAGATATATATGAATACTCTGAGAAGATAGCTCACATATCTCAACCTGCAATTAGTATGCAAGCTGCTTTGTCTTTAGGCTCTGTTGCTTTAGGAAGAATGTATAGAACCAATATGAATAACTTTTCATCTTTGTTTTTTATGTGTATTGCTAAGTCTGGTCAAGGAAAAGAAAATGTTAAGACTGTTGTTGAGACAATTTTAGACCACGCAGAACATAGCGATCTTATGGCAGGAGATGGGTATACATCAAGTGGTGCGATCTACTCCTTACTTAGATACAAGCCAACACATATTACTGTAATGGATGAGTTTGGCAAAAGACTTGAGAGTATCTCTAAGTCTAGCAACTCAAACAAAGAGGATGCTTTGCAAGTATTAATGGAGACTTGGGGGCGTTGTCATGGTGTATTAAGGCCAGACAACTACTCAATGATGACGTTAACCAACAAGCAGCAAAAAGAAGTTTTAGATAGGTCAACAATTAAACCTGCTATTACTTTGGTTGGTATGAGTGTTCCTAAAAACTTTTACGGAGCTTTATCAACGGGTCGTATTGTTGATGGTTTTCTTAATAGATTTATTGTTGTTGAATCGCACGTGCCAAGAACAGTAGGAAAAATGGTGGCCTTTGTTGAGCCTCCGCAGTCTACCTACGATTGGGTTTCTCATGTAAGACAAGTAGATAATGAAATGGAACAAATATCTAGAGACAACGCTGAGTTAGATTTTAAACAAAGAATTATAAAGTTTGACGACGACTCAAATGCTTTGCTAGATAGCTTGGCGTACAGGTTAGTAGATCAACAAAATTCTTTAGAGAAAGAAGGTCTTGAGGTCTTGCTTTCTAGAACCAGGGAAAAAGCTATGCGCCTTGCTTTGATAGGAGCTGTTGCCGATGATAGAAAAACCAAAGTTATCAGAGGCGATATAACTCAATGGGCAATTGATTATGTTTATTACTACGATCAATTGTTAATAGAGAACTGTAAAGATAAGGTTGCAGGGTCTGAAATGGAAGGTCGTATCAAACAAATACTTAGCTTTATAAGATCGCAAGGGGAATGGGGTATAAGTAAGCGTGATATTGATAGACGTGAAATATTCAGATCAATGAAGTCCTACGAAGTTAAAGAAATTATAGAAAGGTTAAAGAACTCGGGGGAGATACAAGAAAAAGATTTAAGGGCCAAGGGAACGGGACGACCAACCAAGCGTATTGTTGCAATTGACCCAGAGTTTTTTAAAGAAGACTGATGAAGAAGTTTTTAAATAAATTATTAAATAGGTTCTTGGAATGGTCTTTTCAAAGAAACGCAAACAAACAATTTGAAAGAAGATATAAAGATTAAAAGGAGATATAAATGGATAACCCAAAGCCAAAGATGGAGAATATTAACGATCAGAAGCGTGAAGAACGTGTGGCTGGTTTTATAGAGGGGCTCTGGAATGTTAGGTGTCATAAACTACCAGTTAGTTACGGTTTAGATTACTGGTGTGAATCTAAGGACACTTCATTCTGGTTAGAAGTAAAGTGCAGGACGTTTGGTATAGATAAGTATGATACCTTGCTGCTCTCTTCTAGCAAACTAAGAATGGGTTCAGCTCTATCACTTGCTACCAATCAACCTTTTGTACTTGTTTATGCTATGACTGATAGCGTTTATAGTCATACTTGGAAGAGAGATCATGTATATGATGTTAGATTTGGTACAATAGCAGAGCCTATTTACGAAGAAGATTCAGAGCCTTATATTCATTTTAGTATGGATGAGCTAGAATGTTTATCTCCTCATCCCCTAGGGTTTGACCGAGAAGAGATGGGTCTTGTAAAAAACTATAAAAAGGAAAGCTAATGGGTAACCCCGCCAGTAACAAAGGTTGGTTTTGGGATGATGTAAATAAAAGAATGTATCGCTGGCATGAGCTAGATTTACTAATGAAAGAAAGAACTTTAAAGGAGAAGGAAAATGCCAATCAACTCAAGGACCAAAGGAGCAACGTTTGAAAGAGACGTTGCCAAAATACTAAACGATTTTTTTGAATCTGAAGGTATAGACTACACCTGCAAAAGAAACCTAGACCAATACCAATCTAAAGATCTTTGCGATATTAACATGCCTTACCACGCAGTAGAATGTAAGTTCTACAAAGAAGGAGATTGGTTTCA